ATTTTATGCCCAAGTTCCAAGAGCCAGACACGCCAAGATTAGCTGGCATGTCCAGCACTGTTACTTTCCTAAAGTTCTCGTTGAAGGTTAGGTTTGAGCCTGGTCCGTTGTCAATCACCAGCAGGTGTTCAACCGAAATATCTACGCTGTCTAGCATCCTTTGAAGTAAATCGTAGCGGTTTAGAACTGGAACTATAAGGTTTTCAAGCATTGGCTTTCTTTTCGCCATAAAAGTAAAGGTCACAAGAGTCAGGATTGTATTGAAAGTAGTAGTTGTCAAACATTTCATCAAGATTGAACTCTGCCCTAAAGTCTTGCTCAGTTAGGTTCCTGTAATAGTCCCAACTAAGTGTCAAAGGCGATGAGCCAGGGTCTGACCGAGTTGTTCCATGCTCAGCTCTCCCCTCTGAGGCACAAGTCATAATTACATACTTTTTACTCATTCGCCACATGTTACGAAAGGTAGCTACCCATTCTGGGTTGTGTTCAAAGCACTCTGCGGAAACAGCAACATCAAAGCTTTCATCTGGGTAATCAAGGTTTTCGCCGTTACAGACAACATCTACATCTCTACCTGGCGCTACATCTGCACCTATGTATCTTGTTGACTGAAAAAAGTCCCTGACTGTTCCATTTATGTTTAGGCTTCCAACCTCTAAAACCTCTACATCTGCAAAGGCTTCTGGCTTTTGTTGCTTGACAGATAAAAAGAAATCTCGTTGCTGACTGTGTGCCATGCTATTTCAACAATTTCTTTAGAACTGGCATCCAGCTTTCTTGCCAGACCTTTTCGACATCGAACTGAGCAGCAAAGTCAATCGCTACCTGCGAAGTACCACGCTCAGCTTTGTAAGATTCTTCTAGGGCGTTTACAAGACTAGAAACATTCGGTGTCATCCACCAAGCATCTTGACCAGCATCCCAAGTTAGTTGTCCATCGGTTAGCCAGGAGTCTTCGCTTACTAGGTCAGGTGTTGCTGCCCAATTAGAACCAATTACCCTTGTGCCACAGGCTTGAGCCTCTACTGATGGAACGCCGAAACCTTCGCCAAGGCTAGGCGCTAATAGGACATCCATCCTTGTATAAAGAGCAGCAAGGTCTGACTTAGCCAAACCGAATCGGTAATCCTGTGGGTTTGGAAAGATTACTTGTTCTTTCTTTACGCCTAGTGAAGCCAAGATGTTTAGGAGATTCCAACCACCAGCCTGACCGAATGAATCAGTGTGTAGATACAGAACTGCGTCAGGCTTCTCTTTGGCAAAGATGCTGAAGGCAAGAATTAGCTCGCCATAAGCCTTGCGGTGAACTAAGCCAGATGCTTTGTTAGCAGCTACAACACCGACAACAAAAGTGTCAGGCTTGATTCCCATGTATTCATTGATTGGATGATTGCCTATTTTGAAAGTTGGCTTGTAGGTGTTGGTATCTATTGCGTGTGGCACATACTCACACTCAATGCCTTTAGCTGTTAGCTGTCTAACGCCATGTGGTGACATTGCGATTGGTGTGACATTCTCTTTTCGTAAAAACTTTTCTACGTTTGGTGGCAGTGTTACATGGTCTAATGGAGTCCAAGCTGCGATGGGAAAGTCATCATACTGATTTGACTTCATTACCCAGACATCGTAAAGGCTAATAAATAAATTTGGCTTCTTATGTTCGCCAGTAAAAAGTTTGTGGTCTAGTGGTCCAGAGTCGTTTGAGTATTGGTCCAAGCCTCTTGGGAAATGTGGCACTTGGCCGTAAGGCGTTTGTATTGAACTGGGTATTCCCTCAAGGCCATAGTTAGACAACATGGCAACATCAAGGCCCGAACGCTTTAGTCGGTCAATCAGCATTGTTGCTTGTTGGCCGTAACCAGTAGGGGCGTTGTAACTGTTAGACCAGACGCTTACAGCTCCAGTCAGTTTCTCTTTATTTGTAGGCATACAAAGATGATAGCAAAAAAAGGCAGGGGCCACAGTCCTACGCTCTGTGACCCCCGCCAGCTTTTTACTGGGGGCTAGATTTAGCTAGCTCCACCCTTGAAGTACCCGATATGGGTCGCGTGGGTTAGTCCACCATCAAGTCTGATTAGACCTCTGTAAGTCACAGTGTCTGTGTTGAAAGCGAAGTCGGTTGACTGGTCAACGCGGATTCCACCTGCAACTCTTACCTTGAAGCTTGGTAGGTGTCCGAATAGAACCGACTTGGTTCCAGTTCCTACTGCTGCGACATTTGGGTTCTCGTAAACTGGGTAGCCAAGCAAGGTTGCTGGCTGTCCTGGTACTGCTGAGTTGGTCCAGATGTAGTTACCTGCACCATCCTTTAGCTTGCGAGCTGCTGCGATACCAGTCTTGCTCATCTGGAATCCTAGACCTGGAAGTACACGAGCGCCATCGGCGATTCCGTAAACAAGGTCAATTAGGTTCTCGTATGAAGCGGCTCCAGAAACACCAGTTCCACCAGTTACTACTGAGCCTGCGGCTGCGGATAGCTTTGTGGTTAGAACGGAGTTAGCCTGAAGACCTAGAGAGGTTCCTAGCTGTTGTGCAATGTAGCTGGTGATGTTGAATCCAGCGTCAGTTACTAGCTCCTGAGCTACCTGTACGAGCGCACCATACTTCTCAGCACCAAGAGTGATGGATGAGAATGTTGGGTTGGACTCTGAGATAGTTCCTGCTGCTGCAACTGAACCAGATGTTGAGGTTGCAGTAACAGTTGGGATTACTAGGTTCTCACCAGAGGTTGTGTTGAAAACTTCAGAAACAGTTAGCATTGGGCCAACTAGCTGAGCAATCTCAAATACCTGGTCGTAGAAGCTCTGTCCAACTGTGTTGCTGGATGGAACTAGAGTACGAAGCTCACGAGCGAACTCGTGTCCACGAGTTTCACCAGTAGCGATTGCGCGAAGAATGTCAGCGTCAGAGTTTTCTGCAACTGGCATTGATGGAACGAATGAAGCTGCTGCCTCAGACGCGCGAGCTTCGCGGTCTGCTAGCTTGCGAGCGGTTTCGATAGCTGTGTCGGCCTGGTCAATGTCAGCCTCGATACGAGCAATCTTTGTGTTTTCTTCAGCGGATAGTCCACGCTTCTCAGCCTGTGCAATGTCAAGAACTTCTCTTGCCTGTGCGATTAGGTTGTTGCGGGCATCCATCTGAGTCTTAATGAAATCAGACATGATTCTCCTGTAATTAGTTGATTATGGGGGTCCTGCGGTGCTGACACTCAACAGATACAGCGGTGCTTACACTCAACTGTTACAACAAGTTTACAAGCAAAAGAAAACCCCAGCTCAGAAAGGGGGCTGAGCTGGGGGTAAAGAAACTCTATCGGGTTTCTTTGATATCCACAACTCTTGCTTCTTTGGCTGGAGTGTGGGAGTTTGTGTTGTCTAGTTCCCAAATAGCTTTAGCTAGGTCATCTGCCATGTCAGCGATTACGCCAACCGAAGGGTCGCCAGCAGCTTTTAGGATAGCTTTTTTGATTTCGTCTTTGCTTGCCATGTTAAATCCTTTTCATTAGAAGGTCAAATTGCTTCTGCTTTAGGTCAAGGATAGATAGTCCGTTATCCTCGACCTCTTGTACCTCTGGCTGTGCCTTTAGCTTTGCAACAACCTCAGTAATCAAGTTTGCGTTCTTTTCGTCTAGTTCTTCACCAGACTCAAGCTTTAGTAGAGCATCAGCTAGCTCGTCAGCATTGATTGTTGGAACTGACCGAACAGTCGCTGTTGTAGCTGAGTAGGCGGGGAAGCTTACGATGCTTGTTTCAAAAAGTCTTACTGATTCCAAGGTTCTTGTCTGCCCATCTCTTGACCAACTATCTTTGATTACATTGAACCCAAAGCTCATTGAGTCTATAACCTTAGTACGCAAAAGCTCAGCAATGTCACGACCTCGTGTTGTGTTTGGAAGCTTTGCTGTAACTCTTAGGCCAATCTCGTCTTCAACAAGTTGCATAGTGCCACCTCTTAGAGAAGCAAGTGGCTCACCTGAGTCGTGGTTCCAAAGAAGCTTGACCTCGTTCCGAGATTGTAAGGAACGCTTGAAAGCACCAGGTGCGACATACTCGACAAAACCACCAAGGTCTTCTGATGGACTGTTGAAAACAGATGCGTAACCTGTAAAGGTCATGCCATCGCCCTCAGCTCTGACCTCAAAGTCAACACTGTTGGTTCTTACCTCTGGCTGCTTAGAATCAGATTGTGGGCCGTCAATCTTTAGCTGGATTGCTCTAGCTACATCGAGCCACTTGTTTTTCTTATCCATACTGTTAGTTTCCTCTGCTCTGATTCTAGCAACAACCGAATCAGCGTAGTCCTTAGTTCTTTGTGCTGCCCTTTTGCTTGGTCCAGAACCCCAGAGTAAGTGAGCGACTACACCTGCTGATGGATAATTGTCAGAGTCAGGGTTAGCATCTGGTGAATCAAGGTCAACTAGGTGTCTTGCAATCCAAGCAGCAATTCTTATCCATTTGTCATCGCTGACTCGACCCTCAGCCATTTCTCTGGCTTCTCTAATAGTGCCAGCGGTAACGCCATCACCAGCAAGACCTTCTTCGTAATACTCAAGTCCACGCCGAGCTGCTGCTCTCATGTAAGCAGGGGCTTGCTGATTGATTGCTCTTGCCTCTTGTAAGTCATCGAGCTTGGTTAGGGTACTGAATTTATGACCAACTAATACATCTGTTGCTACCCAGCCGTCATCGCTTTCTTGATAAACCCTAATTAGTGCGGCAGGGTCATCTTCTGTGCCAGTAATTGTAAAGTCACTGTCTGGGACATTGATTCTGCCATCTCGTTCAATCCTGACAACTTTGCCAGTCGCTCGACCACCCGCCGAGTTCCAAGATACCGAATCACCGATTGAGAGTGCATCGGGCGCTGCACGACCTTCTTCAGCGGGTTGCCAAGCGTTGCAGTAATAGCCACCATCTACAAAGTCATCCCACTTCTCACACCAAGCTTTGTCGCCAGCCTCGTTGACTCTTTCTTCGTTGAAGAAGAAACAGTTGCCACAAGCTCTGCCCTCTGGCACATCCTGAGCAAGGGCTGGCCTGTAATTGTCAGGCAATTCTCGTATATCCCTTAGCTCACCACCTGGCTCAAGTTCTTCAGCAAGTGATAGGGCAACCATCTGAGCTATGGCATCCTCTTTCGATTCTTGACAGGACACAACTGAGTTATCTTCTTTTACTACTGCCCAGCTTGGGCAATCTGTGGTTTGCGAAATGAAGTAAGGCATTAGACCTCGTAAACGGCTTCTGGGTCCTCTGGGTTTACCTGAGCAACACCTTGTAGCTGTACCGAAGGCAAGCCTGTATGTGCGATTGCTGGCATACCCATTGCAGATAGAACTTCGGCTGGCGAGAATCCTGACTGAATAAGCTGAGCAACCATGTAGGTCTTTTTCTCGTCTGTTATTACCTGGGTGTCAGCCAAAGCAATGTTAGCTAGTGGAACTCGGTACTGGTCGCCTTGGTCAACTGGTGGTAGGTCTTCTAGTCTGCGAATGTCGTTGGTCGAGTAGAAACCAGCTTGAGCGCCAACCGAGTATGACCGAATCCTAGCTTCTAGGTCTGCGCGTAGAAGGTCATTGAACTGAAACTTGATAAAGGCATCGCCTGGTAGTAGGCGCGAGAAAGCAGCCTCTACCTTTTCGGCCAATGGTCTTAGTGTCATAGAAATAAACTGCAAGTTGTTCTGTTCAACCGAAGCATAGCTAGCAGTGCCAGGAACGCCTAGAAGGTGTAGTGGCACATTGAAAGCTCTTGCGATTTCTTCTACTGCAAACTTGCGTGACTCTAAAGCCTGTGATGATTCTGGGTCAGTCTGAGTAGAAACAAACTTAGCTCCACCAGATAGAACACCTGTTTTGTGTGCGCGTCTTGTTCCGTTGCGGTGACGAGCATCAAAGCCATCAGCTAGTTGTTTTGCTTGTTCTGAAGTCAGGTTGCCAGGAAACTCAATGATGCCAGCGGCAGATGCACCAGTACCGAAGAATCTTGATGCGTAATCGCTTAGTGCAATGTTTAGACCGAGTGCTTGCTTTAGTGTTTCTACTCGGCTGAGTCCTTTTAGGTCGCCAGGAAGAATAAGGTCAACAATGTGAATAATCTCGTCACTTGTTAGTGGTTTGTTTTCGCCTTGATAAATGTAAACCTTGCGACCAACCTTGGAACGCTCTACCTCTACCTTTTCTGGGTTTAGGTTTACTAGGTTTACGATTTGACCTTGTGAATCTCTAAATACACGAGTGTAAGAATTGCCATGAACGAGCAAGCTTGAAAAGACCTGCTGAAAGAACGCTGCTCTCGTGCTTAGGTCAATGTCAGGCTGGTCTAACCAAACAGGTCTGGGGTTCAAGGGTCGGCGGATTGGACCGACTCTTAGATAAGCCCCACATGGCAAAGTTGAAATGGTGTCAGAAATAAGACTTACTGCTGAAAAGAAAGCAACAATCTCAAAAGACTTTTTAGTCGTGACATTTACGCCAGATTCGCTTTGTAGTCCCCAAGGCTCACCTGCACCCCAAACAGTCTGAAAACTGACTGCGCGTTGTTCGAAAAGATTACCGAGCATTACTTACTTCTTTCAATAGCGATACCGAATACCAACATGCCGATACCAAGTAAAACTATGCCCGCTGGTGGAAAGATGAAGGCTGCCCCTAGTGAAATTGTAAACACGCCTAATGCTTGAAGTATTGTCGCTATCATTACCAGCCTAATTGAAAAATTGCGGGGTTAGTTCGTCTTCTAGTTTACTGCTATTTATACACCTGTCTAAAGCAATTACGGCAGCAATCGCCGCGTCAATCTTTCTTGGGCTAGAAGCAGACTCTTTTGTGATTCTTCTGCCCTGCCTGTCAGATTTGACCACAGTGTTGTCTAAATGTCTTGTAAGCACAGGATTGCCGTCATGTGTGATGGTTTGCTCGGTTACAGCGTCATAAAAGATTTGACAAGCAGGAACAATTCGAGCAGCAGAGTATGTAGGAAACGCAACAACTGGAAAACCCATGTCTTCGAGCATTACCATCGTTTTTTGCCAGCGTGGGGGGTCAAAGACGAGTTCTCGGACATTTCTGTACTTTGTGCAGAACTGAATGATGACATCTTCGACCTCTAGGGTTGGAACACGCCAGCTAGCGTCATCTTCTGAGGTTTTTTCCCAAACAGCAACTGTAAAGATGTGTGGCTTGTCGTTTTCGTGTCTAGGCAACCGAACACCGACAACAGCAGTAGAGTCATTGCTCCAGGAGCCGTCAAAACCGAGAATAAATTCATCTTCTTCGTTGTAATCGCTTTCTGTTTCTAGTTTTTCCCATGCACCAGACGGCAACCAGCTATCTTTTGATGAAACCCACTGATTTACCCTTTTACGCCTAAATTCTGACTCTGGAGTCCTCAAAACGGCAGATTCGAAGTCTGACCGAGCGCAGATGTCGTCAAAGCCAGGATTTGACAGTTTCCAGGTTTCAGGGTCGTCATAAGGCATCTCTTGTGGTGCTTCCCACCAAGCCATAAAGAAAGTAGGGTCTTTTACTTCGCCTCTTGCAACTTTCTGGCCATACTGATACAGCGAGTAAGCGATTGAATCTGCACCTGAGCTGTCAGACTTTACGCCAGCGGTTGTAATCGCAATCATTGTCGCCAAGTTACCTCGCGCACCTTGAGCAAGCGCCATAACATCGAACAGCTCTCTATTGGGCTGTGCGTGTAGCTCATCAAAGATTGTCATTGTTGGCGATAGACCTTCTTTGGAAAAAGCTTCTGCTGACAGCACTCGGTAAACCGAACCTGTGCTTGGTACTTCAATCGCATCTCTGTAAAGCTTACAAATCTCAGAAAGTTCGCTGGCCTCAATCAATTTCTTGGTATCACCGAATACTAGGCGAGCTTGGTCCTTATCTGCGGCACAAGAATAGACTTCAGCGCCCCTGATACCTGAGCCAACAAGTCCAAAAGCAGCAACAACCGACATAAGGCTAGATTTTCCGTTTTTACGCGGCATACCGACAAGACTGACCCTATTTTTCAATCCTTTGTCATCATGGGCAAAAAGATGGCGTAAAAGCTCTGTTTGCCAATCTCTCATCACCATTGGGCTACCTGCTTTGCCTGCAACCGAGTCTTTTGTGATAATTCCGAACGCTTCGGCAAAATCTACAATGTCTTCGCCCTCGCCGTCTAGTATTTCAGCCTCAGTCATTGGGGTAAGCCAAACTGGGGGCCAGCTACTGACGCTTTTCAAGCTCACGCTTTGTCCTTCTTGCAAAAAGTTCTTCTAGCTTTGACTCTCTCTTGACTTCTGCCAAACCGAGTCTTGACCGAGCCTCTGGTGAGAAGCCAAGCTTATTGATGTTTGTCGAGATGATGCTCTCTAAGTCATTGAGTTGTTTGTACAAGTGCCAGTCGTAGTCGGTCTGCAAGCGGTCCATAATCTCGCGCCGCCTGTCGTACTGCTCGCAAGTCATCTGGAGTAAGTGAACATCTATCGCGCCAATCCAAGGCAAGCCGTATTTGAAGACATCATCCCAGAGCTGCGAGCCGTCTTGACCGAGTTCTCGGACTGGCTGGCGCTCTCCAGTAGGAATTGTGGCTAATTCGCCTTCTTTGGGCAAAGTTTGGTGGCCAGGGTTTCCGAGTAGGCGTTTTTGCTCAATCGGCTTGGCGGGGTTAGGCATAGGTCTTCCCTTCCTTTGTTTTCAAGGCTATCAGAAAAATTCTGAACCTAGAAAAAACACGCAAGCG